TTGGAGAATCGTCTGAACACCCTACAGGCGTGGTGCAAAAATACGCAGAGATAGGTTAGAGGAAGCCTGTTAGAACAATATCCTCCATCAAGAGGATTTTTGGTGCCCCCAGAGAGACTCGAATTGTCGAATCTCTCTTTGGGAACACATATAAACAACTGATTTTACTATATTATTAGCGTTAGCTAATTTTATGTTTTGTGACATTGTGACGTGCGTAAAAATGGGGAATTTGGGCCTGTGGATAACCATAATTCCAAAGCGTCACGCAAACCTTGACGACTCTACCTCACTAATATTTTCTTCCCCGCCGTAAGCACTTATGGGTCATGGGGACAATCATGAAACTTTCTATGCTCGCTGCCCTTGGCGGCGTGTTTCTGGTCGGCTGCGCCACCACGAATTACACTCCTATGGAACGATATCTAAACCGTTATGCTGGCGCGGAGGTGGCGGCGGTCCAGTGTCCGGCATATGGCGGTTACGGCTCTGCCGTCGCTATGCGATCCGATGCTGAAAAGAATCTAGCGCAAGCCCGGAAGCTTGGCGCAACGGAAGTGGATATTCAAAAGGCGCGTAGCCGGGTGAACGGCAATTTTACGGGTGCCGTAATTCTCGTCGGGCCGATGCAAGCGTGTAGTTCGTTCATTAACAGTCTTGCGTGGGCTGGCACCAGTACGCCAGCGCCTGTAACACCAGCTACGCCTAACAAGGCTGCAAAAAAATAGTCTAGAATGATAGAAGCCCGCCAATTGGCGGGCTTTCGCGCTCTGTCAGCTTAGTTAATCAACGCGCAATGGTATTTCAGACTTCAATATGCGCAAGTGCGGCTCCCTTACGCCTTGTAGTCTCAATAGATCAATCATTTCAGTTATGTTTTCGTCAGTGCGTTTTGAAGGTCCAAAAATAACGTTAGCGAGAATCGCATCGGGCGTTAAACCAACCAGACCCTTATCCGGGTGGTCCTCCAAAGGAATTTCAAACACAGTTTCATTAGTAATGGGCACTACACGCTTTCTCAGCAATGTGGGCATTTGTATATTGGTCATATGAAGCACCCTCCATTCTTCTTCCTCCTTGAAGATGGAATGCTTAAGACAGGAAGCGCCGAACAAAATAGCCATAGTCATTAATTGTAGAATGTGACTAGGGTTGGAGAACTCCTTAAGCTCTCTCGCATTATCCGAAATATTAATTAGAATTTCCTCATATTTGTTCGCCAACTCATTTTTACCGCCGTAGTAAACCGGGCTGGCATAGGCGTTCAAAGCATTTGTCTCTAGTCGAAACGGTTCAACGTTGAGGACAAGTGCCACTCCGTCTGGTTTACCGTATTCGCGCCACATTGAAAGTCGGCCCATTGGTGTTTCGTGTGGCCAGTGCTCGGAGAAACACGAAATAAAAACGTCGCGCAATACACGGTTTCTTAGATCAAACCAGCTTTTTTCCAATATCGCTGGCAATCCTACGTAAAAACGGCTTAGAGTTTCATTAGTTAAATTTCTGTATTTTGTGAGCGCATAGTCCACTGCCTCGATACCGTGTGTTATTTCACGAGTATCATTCATTTTATCGCTTCCACGCATCCAAACTGTTCGTCCGGATATTATCAGTTTGGCATTTTCGAAGCGAGTATAGTGAGCGAGCTTCAAATTATTATTATCCATGCGCTGCAAAGCTTCATGCAGCGTGGGTAAGAATATTTCAGTTATTTTCTGCTGATCCAATTGCCCCTCCGTCATCATTTTCGAATTCGCTCAATTCAAAGCTTAACCTACGCTTGTCCGAATCTGGCTTCTGAATAATGTGACGGCTATTGATTGCATACCATAGCTCTAACATCGTTGTTCACCGGAATGACATTCCAATGTTTCGCGAGCGCCAAGCTAATCTCATTCATCGGATCATAGCCAATTCCAGCCGTTCCAGTGTAGGGCGCTAGAATAATGGCGCGTATTTCGTCCATAGCGGCAAGCCAGCGCGTTTCGTCGATTAAAATGGGTTGATGGACTCCGGAATCAGAGGCGCCATCAGTGACTCGCTGTGTGGGTTCTGGAATCGGTGCGGCATTCTGTGTTTCGTTAGCCGCTTCTGTCAGGAAGTTCGCCAAGCCTTGGTCGTATCCGGCGAGGTGGGCGACACAAATATCTAGCACTTGCTCGCGCTGTGCATCTGCGAAGATCGGTTTGAAAACGTCCGGGTGTGCGCCGAGCGGAACAATGCTCGCAACTTTGATAATTGCCGAGGTCGCGGCCATCATCAGGCCGGTAATCTCGTTCGTCTGGTTTTGGTTAAGAAAAGGTACGACGGTCATAAATTCTACTCCTAGTGTTGCATGGTGCGCGTCGGCGCTGTGTGCATATGGATAGGAATAGACTTCGGCCTAATCAAGTGAAAAATGATAAACTAACGAAGAGATACTTTTTAATAACTAATTGATTAGTTAGTTTTGCTTTGTGTTTGTCCGGCTTATTTCGTGTAATGACTTGATCAATTGCTTAACCTCACCGGATATAGATGTTATTCCTTTTTTGTTGTTCTCCATTTTGTTGCGCGTCTCTTTTGCCGATTTCTCTAGGTAATAGAAATACCGCAAGGGATCATAAATCGGCGCTACATGGCTTTGTGTGGCTGCGCCTATAGAGCCTCCAGCTTTGTTTAAAACGCTGCGCAAACGCTCCGCTATGCCCGTGCGCTCCATTTCCGGGGTGATGATAGCGCCGTGAATGTGAAGCGTACCATCTTTGGAAAACTCAAACCGGAAGCTGTAGGGCAAAACCTTGCCGAACTCTTGCTTGAGTGCCGGGCGCAAGTGATCCCTGCAAAAGACTGTTGCCGGATCGCTGGCTGCTAAAAGCTTCCATGCTAATTTCGCCGAGAATGTAAGCCGGAAGCTGTAACCTCCATGATGTTCGGTTTCGATGAAACTTAGTGCAAGCTTGTCGTTAAGAGTGAGATCGTGCCAGCGCCTTCTAAAAGGGTCTGGCAAATCTTTTATGAAGCTGGTTGTTAGTGCGGGGCGTGGTTTAACGCCGTCAGGTGTGTGAAGCGGCTCTTTTTGTGCGAGTGTGAATAAAGTAGGTTTTGGCGCGATTTTTTGGTTTTTGGTTTTCTGTGTTTTTGGGCCTGTTTTGGGGGTATTATGATGGGTGATATTATTTCTAAGTGACGGGCCACTTTGCAGTACGTCATCAGAAGCCCGCAAATCCGGGGTTTTTGGGGTATTTTCGGCTTTAGCGGATTCCCAAAAATGGCTACTATCGCCACTAGCCATTTTTGAGACGGGTTTCTCAAAATTCGCTATAGCCATTTTTGAGGAATGGTTCTCAAAATCCGCTAGTTCATTAGTAGCCATTTTTGAGATTTCAATCTCAAAAATGGCTAGTTCGGCAGGCGTCAAAACTCCTTCAATTGGCTTTTGAATAAGCTCAATCTCCGGCTCTGGAACCAAGGCAAGCGGGATCGGCTGCGGGGCTGGTTGCGCCACTTCCGGTGGTGTAACAGAAGGATTATCCAATAGGCTGTTAAGATCATCCAGCATGTGCTGAGTATGATAATCTTCTGTTTCGATCCTATTCAGTGAATTTAACTGTTGCCAATCAAGATCGATTGCAATATTATTGCAATTGGAAATTATATTCATTCAGGTTTCCATTCGTTTAACAATCTCAAAGCGCTGCGGGCCTCTACCGTGGCGCTTTTTGTTTCTGTTCTCCTGTTGCTGTTGCTGCTATTTTTCTTAATCTGTGCTGTCTAGTGCGCGGTCGATCTGCGCCGCGATATCCTGCGCTAGATCGGCGCTGTATTTCCGTGTCATAGAATTGGCCGGGAGTGTGACGCGGATTCCCTTGCTCTGCCGGGCAACGCGCCAATACACGCCGCTTTGTGTCTCGCGAAACCGTTCGTTGAAGTCAGCCGCCTTGCGTAAGGTGGCGGCAAGCTCCTGCGCAACTTCTCGCGGCACAAAGGTTCGCGCTAGATCGGCAAAGCCGAGAATAAAACCTTTAGTGTCACCGCTGATTTCTGGCGAAATATAAAATTCTGGCACGTCTGGGCTTATCTCGCCAGTATTGGCAGCCGCGCGAATAACCCCAGTGGCAAACTCTGCGAAGGTCTGATTTCGCGCCTCAAGCACGTCCCGAAATTGAATGGCCCGTTCATACGGTAGGCCAAACATTTGCTGTGGCTGCATTCTAAAAGCTCCCTTAAATATATATCTGTATTCGTATATATACGTAATAGATTTGTCAATGCCCTGTGTCTAGGCGGCTTGTTGGGTCGCCCGAACGTCGATAAGAATTATTCATCGATCAAACCAAATGGGGGCAAGTGGTATTGTGAGAGACATTATTGCTGGGGCGTTGTCTATTGCCGCGTTCGTGCTGCCAAGTGTCGGTTGTGCCGGGGAGCTAAATTTCTATGAGCACAACGGTTCGGTAATTGCTTGGTTCGTTGCTCTTGGCGAAGTGAAAGCGACATACGAGACGCCACGCCGAGGATTGGAAGCAATCGGCGTTCGAGAGGGCAGTGTATTATTCACGGGCCATGAAGAATCTGACCGAATTACCGGAACCGCGTATGCGTTTAAAAAGGGGTGCAAACCCGCACCGTATAAGGTTGTAGGGCGAAATCTAGGCGACCAAATGGTGTTACGTGGCCCCGCACCAGTAAGGGCAAAAGGAAAGTGCACCGTCGAGCGGTACACTTTGGATAGTCCAAATGCCGATCTGGTATTTAAGTTCTCAAGCAATCATCATTAGGACCGCCGCGACCGGTTATTAAGCTGATTTCCGGGCCTGCTCTGGCGTCTAATTTCATCGGCTACAATGCCGCGCATGGTGTTTTCCATGGCTTTTGCGGTCTGTCCGGCGAGGTCGGCGTTTTGCTCCGGTGTGCCGCCGGATGCGTTGACCGTAACAGGTGCCGAGATATTCACGGCTGGAGAATTGTTAGTTGTAACAGTGTTCATGTTCGCCGGACGTGTAAAGGAAGTGCGTCCGACATAGCCGCCGTCCGCATAGCCGCGCTTGGCGTTGTGATGAAGTGCATCAAGGTTCTTCACGCCGAGACGCTTCACAGCTGCGGCGCTCATGACATACTCGCCCTTATGAACCACACCGGCAGGCTGGTGCTTTCCACCGGGGCCGGTAAAGCCACCTTCATCGAAGCCAAACAGCGAACCTAACAGTCCGCTAGCCTGACCAGTGCCACCAAAACCAAACAGGGTTGCAAGCGGTCCCTTGCCGAGCAAGGTAGCCTGCAAAACGGCGTCCACAAGGTTGTTTGCGAGGTTCCTGACAGCATCGGAAAGGCTAGTCGTACCGGTAATCAGGCCGGATAGAGACGACGTGAAGCTTTCTGCAAAATATTGCTTCGCTTCCTGCGCACCATTGATAGCACGCTGCGCATTTTCCGTTTCCCGGTTCAAGCTGGCTGTCGCCGTGATCTGCTGGCGGATTTTATTGATATCCTGATCGGACAGGCTCAAGCCTTGGCGCTTGGCGTCCTGTACGCGGCGGAAAACTTCAAGCTCAATCTCTCGCTGTTGCGCCGACATTCCGACGGACTTGCGCTCAAGTTCGGCAAGGCTCTGGCTTTCGCGCAAGCTGTCATTAAGCTGCTTGCGGGCTTCTGTGGCCTTCTTTGCGTCATCCGTCGCCTTTTGCTGGCTCTCGCTAGGCGCGACCTTTACCGGCGATAGATCGGACTGGTTATAGAGGCTGCGGATTGTGTCAGGATCGACACGGCGAAGCCCTTCCCATTCGTTTCTAAGTCCTTCCACATCATTGCCACGCGAACGCGCTAGATATCGCGCTATGGCGTCTTGGGTGGTTTCATCAAACATGGTGTCACCGGCAAGGCCGAGGGCCTTCATGGATCCCTTGAGGGTCCGGCGCGTGATCTGGTATGCGCCGAGAGCCGAGGAACCTTGACCGTTGCCATACTTAGCGCGGTTCTCTGGCGTGAGCATTCCACCTTGCAATGCGATAATCTGGTCAAGCGTCATGCCAGTGAGGTTTTGCGGGCCGTTCGTCCATCGGCCATTGTCGAGCGTGGCGTTATAGTTGCCGCCAGATTCCACACGCTTCACGAGACTGAAAAAGTCTTTCTGGTCGCCGTAGCTGGCAACGGTACGGGCGCGGGCTGCAATACGGCTCGCTTCCTCAATCTCTGCCGGGGTCTTGGCGTTCTTAACGGCCTGCTGAAATGCAGTGTCGATCTGGTCGAGCTTCGCAAGCTCGTCCAGTTCGGCTTTCAGCTCCGGCACAAGGCTTTTCAGGTCAGTCAAAGCCTGCTTGAAATTGGCTGCTGCTGTGGCGCTGTTACCGAATGCACCGGAAACTCCCAGGGTGATATTTGACAGTTCCTTGAGCGCCGCCGCAAATTCCTTCGAATGCGGCGTGAGGCTGGCGATCTGGTTATCAACGTCTTTAAGATCGCTTTCGAGCCGTTCCAGCGCAAGGCCGTCATATTCGGTGTCAAAGTCTGGCTTGCTGCGAAGATCAGCTATACGTTTGAGAATGTCGGCGCGGCGTTCCAGATAGGTATTTAAACGGCCTTCATCGGACAGGGCGTAATTCCGGCTGGTCGCGATGATATTATCGCCCTTCAAAGCGCTGATAGCGCTCATAATCTCTTGCGCATATGAAACTGACGAAAGCGCGGCCTGCTTGGCATAAACTTGCACGTTGCGCCAAGTCGTTTCCCATAGGGCGTCAAATTCTTTTGCAGCCTTTAACTGTTCGTCGGTGAAGGTCGCGGCCTCACTGCGAAGCTTCTGAATCTGATCGACGGAAAGGCCGAGCATTTTTGACAGTTCTTCCGCGCCAATGCCGCCGAATAGCTCATCAAGGTTGCGAGCCTGTGCGGCGCTGTCCATCTTTTGCAGTTTGCCGATAATCTCATCCAGAAAGGCGGAAGGGTGTTTTAGACGTTCGGCAACATCTGCGGCGGTCAGGCCGAGCCGTTCAAAAGCTTCTTGTGCCGAGCCTTTGCCAGTGCGGGCAAATTCATCGCCGCGGATATTCAATTCCTTGAGGGCGTCGGTTACGCCGTCAACGCTCGCGCCGGTCGCCTTGGCAACATAAGTCCATTGCTGCCAGACCTTGGTTGAAACGCGGGCCTTGTCGGCCTCGCGGCCTACTTCCGCAACGGTGCTGGCGATCTGCTTGAAAGCCGTCGCTGCGGCTGCAATCGCGCCACCGGCGAGCATGGGCTTGAAAGCAAGCTGCAATTTTTCAGCAATCTTGCTGCCGGTATCAGCGTAAGATTTTTCCATGTTTTGGGCCGAGCGTTTGGCGGCGTCTTCCATGCCCTTCATATTCTTCGAAGTCTTGGCGCGGGCGCGTTGAAGATCGCGCTCGTATTTGTTCATACGGGCTTCGAGGGTGACTAATAGACGTTGTTCATTATCCATTTAACTATTCCACAATTTGTCAAAATCATCGATTGTATCAAGAAAAGACTTACTATTCTGCGCGACCGAAGCCCGCAAAACGGCCATAGCCGCCGCCACTGCGCCGTCAATCTTGTCGCGTGACTTGGATTTATCGAATTTCCGATTTCCGGCTGCATCCTTCACAACGGCTATATTATCGAAGTTCCAGCGCAAGATCGGATTGCCACTGTGATAAAAGCGGCCTTCGATGATAGCGCGCTCCAACTCGTCACAAGCCGGTGCCATGGATATGAATCCCTGCCGGAAATTCACAACTGGAATGCCGTCATTCAAAAGATTCTGCTGCGTTTTCTGCGCTCGCCATGGATCGAACGCGATCTGTTGCACGTCATAATCTTTGCAAAGCTGGCGAAGCTCTTTTTCGATGAACGTAAAATCGACGGCAACGCCGGGTGTTGCGGTGATAAAGCCGTCTTTTACCCATTGGCGATAGTTCACGCCTTCGGTCTTCGATTTCAGGTCGATAGCGTCTTCCGGGCAATAGAACCAAGGCTTGATCGCATAGCCGCCGTCATCTGTCGGCCAAGCGGCAACTATGGCGGTGAGGTCCGAAACTTCGGACAGGTCAACGCCAATGAAGCAAGGTTTGCCTTTCAGGGCTGCAAAATCTATCGGGATCGCGCCGCATCTGTCATATACGGCGATCTCCACAAATGGCGCTGCAGACTGACTCATCCAGACGCCAAGATAAAGCTGTTGCAGAATTTCGCGCTCAAGGATTGAATATTCGGCCTTGATCCTGCGCTCTCGCAACGCCTGCAATGATGGATACCCGGACGCCAAGCCCGGAAGCAATTTATGCCACGTGGCTTCATCACGCCAATCCGCATCTGCGGACGCTTCAAAGATGATAGGCAGGGTATGCGGGTCTTTGACCTCGCCTGACTGGATTTTCTTCGCCGCATACACTTCTTTATATCCGAGCGTTTCCGAACCGCGTCCGGCTGTTGTCAGGACAACCATAAGTCCGTTGCTTGTCTTGTCGAGCGCCGAGGATAATACGCGCCATAGCTCGCGGTGCTTCTCTGTGGTCCAAGCATGAAGCTCATCGGCAATGACAACGCTAGGCGTCGAGCCGTGATGCCCTAAACCTTCCGACGAAATGGCCTCATATCTGGTGCGGGTCTTTTTGTTCGATATCTGGTTTTTGTAATCGCGGACGCTCGCGACCTTATCATAACGGCAGTCCTGACTGACTATCAGCGCCATTTCCTCAAACAGTTCTCGCGCCTGCTTACGAGCATAGGCGGCGCTCTGGATCAATCCACCGGGAATCTTTTCAGGGCCGAACGTGCATAGCAGGGCGATAGCGGCGGCAAGCGCCGTCTTTCGCGATCCACGGCCAAGCTGAATAACAACTTTCTTGATCTTGCGGGTGCCGTCTGGATTACGCGGGCCAAAAATGGCGCGAATAATCCGCTCCTGCCATTCGTCCAACTGGAACGGGTGGCCGGGTGCCGGATTCTTCGGGTGCTTGTTTTTTCGCAACCATTGAATAGCGCGCTCGCCGTCGCCGAACGTATCTTCGATAGGCGAACCATCAAACAGAAATTCAGGTCTGATAACAAGGTCACTCATAGAAAGTCCTCGTCATCATCTGGGGCGGCGCTGGCGATACGCGTTCGGCTCATTGGTGACAGGCCATACTCTGCCGCTAGTAAGCGGGCCGTCTGTATGGCGCGGTTCTGTGCGCTGAATAGCTTCGTGTCGAAACCAAGCGCCAGCATTGCCTCAAGCTCGCGGACGCGGCCCGTTGCAACGCAATAATCTTCGACGCCGTGAAGATCGCATTTTGCTATGGTGCGATCCGCTATCAGGCGCGGCATGACGCGCTTCCACTCCGCTTGAGCCTCTTTCGTCATCCATTTTGGCGCCGGTGGCGCTTTCGTAAGCGGGTCTCGATCTGGCGATAGCTGCGGCTTCACTCCGCAAAGCTGTCTCATGATACGGCAACGCCTCGCAACTCATAGCCGCGCCGCCTACCGATCTCTTTGATCTCTTTCAAGTTGAAGGCGGTGCCGTTGTAGGTCACGCGATCGGCGGTCGTGATCCCGCCGAGATAGCGCGTCCTGAATATAATCATGCCGTTCTCGGCTTCGCCGTAGCCGGTGAAAAACTCGGTTGCAGTCTGTTGCACGATTTCGGCGCGAAGGGACGTCACCTCTTGCCACGTTTCTACAACGCTGCCGGTCGGGGTTTTGGTTTTCGTTTTGCGCTCAATGGTGATCTGGCGATCAAGTTTACCCGCTCTCATGTTATTCTTTCCACATGACAACAGCATTGATCGAAACCACGCCATGGCAGAGGGCGCGCGCCGGGTCAGGGTCGCGCATCCAGCGAACAAGCGGCTTTTCCCATTCAGCAAAAACAAAACTATCTGTCGGGCGTGGTGCGTCATAGAGGGCGTTGCAAACGGCAAAGCCGATCTTCCACGCGGTATCAATGCCGTCATCTTCGGCCCAAATATGCACGTCCATCAAGATACGGGCGGTCTTCTGGTTGCCGCTCGCATAGCCTAAATTCTGTGTCGTGACCGGGCTAATAATGATGCACGGCATTTCGTCGGGGCGCGTGGAACCGCTACGGATATTCATAGGATCGACAAGGGCGGCAACTTCCGCCGAGTCAGACAGGGCGGCGTTAATGGCCGCTTGTAGGGCAAGTGAAGGCTCAATCATTTTCAATATCTCCGGTCTGTGTGCCTTTCCATGCGTCCTTAGCGGCGGCGTGGCCTGCTCGATCAATGCGGCCTTGGTGGCGCTTGCGGGTCAGGCGAAGGGCGGGCCAAAAGAAAGGCTGTGCTTCGGCTTTCGTGGTGCCGTATTCGACAAGGTGCGCATAGCGAACGTCCGAATTGCCTGCGGTGATAATCACCTCGTTCGGGCCTGCTACGCGTGAGCCGCCCGGTTGTGAATATGACGGGGTGCTCTCACCGGGCAGGGTTACAGTTATGGAATCTATCAGTGCGCCAGTGTCGCGGCTGGTCTCAGCGAACCGGCGTTGCGTCTCTGCTAACTCGTTCGCGGACGTGATAAGCGCCTTCGTCACCTTCTCCGGCACGTCTTTCTTGAGCCGATCAATCGCGGCGTTGAAAGACTTCATGCCGTTGTCCTGCTTCGCCATGGTCAAGAATCCTCTTGTCCAAGTGATTGCAGGCGGTGATTGCGGAGAATGTTGATAACGCCGAGCGGCAACAAGCCAGCCGTCACGCCTACGGTCGTCACCTCGCGGTTCTCATACCAGTGAGACGCGAGCATAAGCACGGCCTGCTTGAGCGAAGCCGGTGCGAGGTCTGGGATCGGCTGGCCGGTGAAGTCTGCGGCCCATTCTTCGGCAGCGTCGAGATAATGTGTGATTAATTCGTCGTCATCGGTGCCGACGATGTTCATATGAGCTTTTGCCAGTGTAAGCGGCACAACTGCCATTTGATTAATTCCTTTGAAAATCTGCAATTATAAAAATATTACGCGAGCTTCCCCGCGCCGGTCTAAGTCTCCCCTAATAAATTGAGAGATACCCCCCGGTCTAACCTTGCTCACTTCAGCCGTTGTCTTCGAACGATGCTTTTGATTTAATTCTCACTCTTCGCGGCGTCTCAATTGCTTCTTGAATACTGTAACCGGAAGCAAGGCGTGACCTGAATGATCCTACACTTATTCCGATCATGTCCGCCCATTGTTGGGCGTTCATCGTTCGATCTTGATAGGTGTATTGCTTGCCTATTGGTCCGCGACGCCATGATTTCTCAGGTTGCTTCGGTGTCGCGGTTAGCGTCTGTTTCCATGATGTGCCTTGCGTTGCACCACGATCAATGCAGGCTTGCACAATCTTGCTGCGCTTCTTAGCTTGCTGATAAAGGTTGTAGGCGCGCTCGCGGATAGCTTTGCACTCTGCTTCAAACTCTTGCTTGTCGATAAGCCGGGCGCGTTCCTGTGGTGTCATTGGTTGCGCTCCTGCCGTTGCTTATGGCGATCGTGGCAGGGTTGGCAAAGCGGTTGCCAATTGCCGCGCCACCAAAACAATTCCTTGTTTCCACGGTGCGGCTGTATGTGATCCACGATGCAGGCTGGCTTGCCGCACATGGCGCAATAAGGATGCAAGGTTAGAAACTCTTTGCGAGCCTTACGCCACACATGATTATAGCCGCGCTGTGCTGCGGTTGGCCTGTTGCGGTCGTGCTTGGCTTTGCGTTCCCGGTTGGCCTTGATCTGGCAGGCGCATAGCTCGCCATGAGGCACAACGTTACCGCAACTGCATATGCGAGGAATGCCGGTCATAGAGCGGCTCTCAGGTCGTCAAGGGCGGCGCGATCTAACTTCGGATCGTGCTTGCCGCTGCTGATTAGATTGTCGAGGGCTTCTTTTGTGACCGGGGTGAGGTTTTGCTTTTCGTCGGTCGTGCCGAATATGGATTTCAGAATGTCGGCAACAAATTCGGTTCGGCCTTTGTATGCCAGGGTGATTTCTGTCGGGCTGCTTTTCCATGTCTGCTTAGGGGGCCAGCCGAGGACGCCGGTTCCGATCTGGAATAGGCGAAGATAATATGCCTCTGGCGTTTGGGTGGGCTGGTCTGTGTCCGCTATGGGGGAGTTGGCTTCCGGCGTGGCCGGAATGTCGGCAATCAAGCCATGAATGAATTGAATGAAATAAGGCTGCAAAGCTGGAATCTGCTTTGCGCCGTGGGTGGCGATCCCGTGCAAGAATTTGGCGCGGCTATCCCTGCCACCGGCGATAAGGACGATTTTCGCCAATGTGCTAACCTTGCCGCTCTGAATTTCGGAAAGGACGGCTGCTAGGTCGCCAAATTCATGCACAAGCTGGTACGCGGCGCGCAGTGAAGGCTTGAGGGCCTTCACGCTGTTCATGGCATGGTCTGCGCGCCGCGATTTCATGATTAGGCTGCGATCTTGAGCTTCAGGAAGCGGTCAGGGTTCGTTACGTCTGCGCCGACGCGCTTACGCGCCGTAAATCGCACCTGTCCCTTGATATCGAGGGTGTAGGGATTGCGCTGAATAGAAAAACCAACGCGATCAACAATGCGATAGCCGGACAGGTCGCCAAACATGATCGGGAAAGCGTTCGCGCCAATATCCGGCATGTCTACAGCTTCCACGATAGGCCGACCTAGCAGGGTCATCGGTGCGCCTGCCGTAATTGGGTCAAGCATGATGAAACGGCCTGTTGCGTCCTTCAAGGCGCGAAGTGCACCGAGGGTCTTGCGGTTCATCAACCAGACGCCATTCTGCGCCACGATAGACGGTACAGAATGGAACATGCCGATAATGGTTGCTGCCGGATCGGTGCCGAGGGTGGCGGCGTTGCCGGTCTTCACTTCCGCGATGCCAGTTGCGGCTAGAAGCCCCTTCGGCTTGCCAGTGCCGTCGCCAGATACAAAGGCGGTTGCCTCTACCTTGCCGAACGCTTCCGCCAGATCGGCGGAAAGCTCGCCTTCCAGATTATAGGCATTGTCTTCCAAAAGCTGGTTCGACACGTCAACGTAGGTCGCCAATTCGTAAGGCGTCAACGTTGCCTGTTCGAACGTCATATCGGACTGCTCGCGGTCTGCGATTTCTTCCACCCAAAAAGCGCCGGTGCCGGAAACCTTTCGAGGA